AGCTCAAACTCCCTATTCTCATTCGTATAAATATCTTTTACGATAAACTTATAAGCAATCATTATGAAAATGATAACCTACCTGCTTTTAATTTGCAAGTTATTTTTTTTAGGTTAGTGGTATTTTTTATCAATAATGTAGCTATTTCTGTTTCGATATGTTTTTCAAAAAATCTCCGTAAAAACCGAGCACCATATTTCTTACTATATCCTTGTTGAGATATATAATCTCGGGCTTCGTCTGTTAGTATAAACTCTATATTATTAGTCTCTTCTAATTTTTGCGCAAATAATTGTAATTGAATTTGAACTAAATTATATATATCTTCTTTAGACAAATGCNCGAATCTAATAATTTCGTCTAGTCTATTTAAAAACTCTGGTTTAAAGAATTTTTGACAAGCATTCTCTAAATCAATAGAACTTATTGCAGTACTTCCAAAACCAATAGAATCTTTAGTAAATAATTCAGAACCAATATTACTCGTAAATACAATAATACAATTTTTAAAATTTATTTTACGACCTACACTATCAGTTAATTCACCTTTATCTAAAACTTGTAAAAATATATTAACAACATCTGGGTGCGCCTTTTCAATCTCATCTAACAAAAGTAAACTATAAGGATTATTTTTAATAAAATCGCAAAGTATCGACCTATCACCATAACCAACATAACCTGGAGGAGAGCCTATTAACTTACTAGTAGAATGAGGCTCTATAAATTCAGACATATCAATCTTAAGAAAGTTCTGTTTATTGTAAAAAAAGTATTCTGAAATTAATTCACATAAATAAGTTTTACCAACACCAGTCGGACCTATAAAAAGAAATGAACCTAATGGTCTCGTCGGATCCTGTAATCCTGTTTTAACTCTCTTAAAATGATGTAATAATGATGTAATAGCTCTAGTCTGAGAAATATATCTTTCTTTTAGAGAGGCTTCTACCGTATGTAAATCAGGTAAACTACTCCCTCTAATATTGCTTATAGGTATATTTGTTTTAACACTGAGGATGTCTCTTACAATATCACTTGTAATGACCTTATCAAACTCAACTGCCTTCTGTTTAATAATCTCTCTTTTTAATTTATTAGAAAACGTTGTTTCTTTTCGTCGTAGCTTAATACCTTCTTCAAAATTAAATGCTTCTACAGCTCGAAGTTTTTGTTTTTGTATACCATCTATTTTTTGTTGTAATTGCACAATCTGTTCAGATGTATTAGATATTTGATTCTTTATATGAGAGCCACACTCATCTAATAAATCTAAGGCGGCGGCGGGCTGACTCTTATCAACAATAAACCTCGATGACATCTTAACAATATCTTCTATTATATCTCTATTGTATTTTACACTATGAAACTTNTCATACATAGGAATCATATTATATAAAATACCTTTTGTTTCTTCTAAGTCAGTTTGCTTAACAACTATATTTTCGAAATTAGAACTAATGGTTGTAATATCATCAATATACTTTTTATAATCATCTGATGTGCACGTACTTATAAAATTGATATCATCACTGTTAAATAATTCGCTAAAATATTCTTCTATATTAGCCGAACCATCAATACGAGTTATAAGAGCAATATCATTAATAAATAAAANTACATCAGTATTATTTTTAAGATAGTCTTGAAGTACATCCATCCTAGCTTCAAAGTCTCCTCTAAACTTTGTACCACCTATAAGGGTTTTAAGTTTTAGTTCTAATATTCTTTTATCATGTAAGTGATTAGGAGTAAGTTTTTTAGTTATCCTTCTTGCAAGTTCATATACTACAGACTTTTTACCGACACCTGGATCACCAGTTATAATAAGATTAGTATTATGTTTTTTACCTAAGACGAGATAGATTTTATCAAACTCTGCATCTCTTGAAAATGTACTTTGTAATTCATCTACGGAAGCTTGATATGTTAAATCAATAAAATATGGTTCTAAGCTTTCTGGAATGATTGATTTAAGGGCACCGCTCGTACCTGCAATATTTCCTAGTTCTTTTTGTATGGCATTTTTAACATTATCAAAATTTAATCCATACTCCATAAGAATGGAAGTCGCGACACCGTCATTTTCATATAATAGAGATAAAAATAAATGTATTACATCAACNGTACTCTTTTCAAGCTTTAGAGCTAAATTTTTTGCAAAATCTATTATACGTAAAACCCGGGGAGTAAATGCAGGACCGGTATCAGCTTTAAAAAGTTTATTAGTCTCCTCTATATTTAAAATACTAATAACAACATCCTTAAGATGATCTCTATCTACGTCTAACCGATAAAAAGTTTGATTTAAAACATCATCATGACTTTCGATTAAACCTAAAAGTAAATGCTCTGTACCAGCATATCTACTCTTAAATTCTTCTGCATATGATTTTGAAGCGGCAAGAGCATCTTGTGCTGTTGAACTGAATTTCATTACTAATACTTATTACATTTATTAGTAAACACTAGTATTAAGCAGAATCAAAATTACCCGCACCATGGAATGAACCGGAGCCTGCAGTTACAGGAGCCTTTATGGTTGAGTTACTAGTAGTCCATTGCAATGGCGTTACAATATTTCCTGCAGCACCTCCAACTCTTAATTTATAATTACTAAGTACATTATTCCAAGTACCATCATCCCCATTTATAGGGTGTAATAAACTCGAATCTAGTGTATGATAATTAGCAACACCATCACTCTTACCGGGTTCACCAATATTACCTCCAGCGTTCCCTGTCATTGCTGGATAATCAGTCACCGTAGCAGATATTCCAGGGATGGTCGTCGCGTAGTCGTCTGTACCAGCTGTAATTGATTTTTGTAGCTCAATTACCGGATGATTTGTTAAACTATCATCCCACGTACCTCCAGCGCCACCCTTACTTGTTGATGACCCACTAGCTGTCCCAGCGGACCCATCCTTTAAATATGCTTTAGTCATTGCTCCAGTGTCTTGAGAACCGAAATGATTTACAGCTGCAAGACCACCAGCACCAACATTCTTTGCGTGGATTCCGCCACCACCTCCACCACCACAACCAAACCATAATGGTGATGCATATTCTGGCATTTCGACTGCACTAACACCCGGGAGACCACCTCCACCTCCTCCAGCGCCTCCATATACTTTACCATTGTTAGTAATTAAAATCTTTTGTTTGAAATATGCATCAAAACCGCTTAACGCTGGCCCGCCAGATGTTCCAGTGTGTGTGGTTACATCGTCAACGTCCCCCGTTTCGCCTATATAGACTGGATCTTCCTCTCCATCAAACCTGGTTCCATAACCGTCATGGTCTTCAGCAGCTAAACCATGTCCACCTTTACCACCCTTACCTACTATTGAGTTGTTACTTTTAATAACAATATCAATTTGGTTATTCGTATATACAAAATTAAAATCATTAGGCGGCTTAAAATATACTGCCGGTAATGTATCATCTGTAGAAATAATAGAAACTGAATCTTGAATAGTAAAGCAAGCACTAATAGGATATTTTTTATAAGTAGCATCATCAGTACCATCATCAAACGTATTAGATCCAACATGGTCGGATGCATTACTAGCAATTAATGCATCCCATACATTAACACAACTTAAAAGATTATTAGTGGTTGACCCATCAACTCTATAATCAGCAGAAATACTAGATACAAATAAATTAATTGTTTTATATGTATCTTTTAAAGAAACAGTTTTTTTGTAATCTAATGGATTAGATTTATTAATTATTGCGTTAGCAGTAGGGCGCTGAATTATAATATCAATCGCAGAATCGCTGTTAATATCTCCGTTATGCTCAATTTCCTGCGCACTAAGATCAAATATTATCGAAGATACACCTGGTGTAAAAAATATTGTACTAGTGTTCGGTAATTGTGCAGCTGATACTTGATTCGGTACATCTGTTCCACCTGGTACTGGCGGAAAATCGAGCTTGGCATCACGTTTTCCTGTGTCTTTGTCTGTTGAATAAACACTATATGTAGGTCTATCTGGAACATGTGGTATAAATTTCATACCAGCTGGCCAGTTAACTGGATTTGTCCAAATATTACAAGCTGCTGATAAGCTATAATCTACAGCAGTAACACCTGCTTTGTCAATTTTTCTCTGAACACCTACTCGCGCAGTATAACCGTCTCCAGTTGTAGTTCGATTAGTAAAAGACTCGACTCCAAACAATGTAATATTATATTTGTCAAAATCTGGTTTGATTGTAACTGTACATTCTTTAACTGAATTAACATCATCCTCATCAATAATACAATTCGAACCGGCTTTAATTTTAAACGTAAATGTTTTATCATGAGCTAGTGGATTAGCCTTTTGATCAGTATTATATTTGTTTTCATCGATAACGTTACCAGCTCCATCTTTAGCAAAAAATTTCGCAGTATCTATTTCAATAACTATGTCTGTTACTCCCTTAGCAAATACTGCGGTGCTAGGATTTATCTCTGATATATACTCAAAACTATATTCATCACCCGTACCAAGAGTTGTATAAAAGTAAATTGAACAAGAATTATTTTCTACACTAATAAGATTTCGGCGTGAAATTCCTATACTTACTAGATCTCCTCCTGTTACAGTAACACTAGTAGTATCTAAACTTACAACACTAGT